GTCAAAGTGAACGGGGTCGTCCTCCATGGCCTCCTCAAAAGTATTGAGGTCAAGGAGACGGCGAAGATTGACGAGCAAGAAGTAGAAGGCAGCGCAGCCAAGCCGAAACAGGCAACCGGGTACGAGGATGCAAAGGTCAACATCGAGCTCATTCTCGACAATGTAGGCTCAAGCACGAAGTACCAGAGACTCGCAACGCTCCGGGCAATCTTCCGAAAACCAGGGCAAGCAGTACCGCAGCCTATTCCTATTGTAAGTGAAGACACAGCAGCCCACGGCATTGACAAGGTGCTCTTCAAGAACCTAAGCCACAAGGCAGAAAGCAAAAAAGATCAACTCTCTGTTACGCTTGAGTTCTGGGAGTACATCCCCCAGACAATCGCAGCAAAGAAAAGCGGTTCCGGCAGCTCCTCGGGCAAAGCGACAGCTCAGACGGCGAGCAGCTTAAACTCTGACTACAAGAATTACTTGAGCAGTAATAGAGGGAAGTCTCCCGCCGTAGATGACGCAAGCTCGTCGGCAGCAATGAACCGTGTCTCTCAGATGCCGTACTAAGGAGGTCATACCGTGGAGATAACCGAACTTTACTATCCGCAAATTGAGGCTCGTGTGGGCTCCTATTGTTTCGACCAAGGCGTCGAGATCGAGGTATTCTCCTCGCAGGACTCATACTTTGATTGGGCAAAGGTACGCTTTACGGAGCAGTATCAGCCGAAGATAAGCCTCAACAAAAAAGACCCGGCAGTCATCAATCTCGGGTATAACAACAGTTTCGAGGAAGTGTTCTCCGGATATGTTGCTCAAGGCTACGACGGGGGCGGCTTTGCAAATGAGGTCAACCTCAAAGATGATATGCTGCTTCTTGAAGAGACCACGATCAACAACACTTTTCTCAACACGACGCCCCAGGAGATGATCTCCTACTTCTTGTCACAAGCAGGAGTCACGAAGATGAAGCTCTCGTCACAGGGATACTCAGAACGAAAGCAAGTCCCTATCCGAAAAATGAACGTCATCCAGGCGATCAATGCGGTACATGCTGCATGGGGCATCAAGAAGAAGTTCTTCTTCTCTGGCGGCGTGTTTTATTGGGGAGAACGCCCGGAACAAAAGAAGGTTTACGCCTTCGAGTATGGAGTCAATATTCTCGGCCTTACGAGAGCCGGGGGCGTCTGGGAACTGGAAACGGTTTCCGCTCCATTCGTGAAGCACTCGCACAACATCAATGTAATACACCCACAAGTGAGCGGAGAGTTCGAGGTCAAGAAGGTCGTATCTGCAACCAATGACTCGGGCTTCATCCGCACAAAAATCTATTTTTGAAACCAGAAAGGAGGGGACGCCAATGCTTGAACAAATGGTCAAGAGCGTCATAACAAAGACCCTCACCGCTGACTATCCGCACTTGACGCTCCCCGCCGTTTCCTATGCGATCGTTTCGTCAGCGAAGAAGCTCGCCGAGACCTACGAGCTAGAGGAGCTCGTCATTTACAACGACGAGTCCGGGGGAAGCTACAGAGGGCATATTGTGGCTTCGTGGTATGAGTACGGTCTTACGATTATAGACCGCTTCGGGAATGTCGATGAAGACTTCCCTCCTCTCCCCGGAATTAGGTCTAAGAAACAGTTCCAAAGCGGAGCGGTGGTCGCGGTAGCGTTTGCCTACGGAGACATCTCTCCGGCAATCATTGGGGAGGTGGTATTGTGACGGGTCTATCGGATACCGATATTCGCTTGTCTTCGGACTGGCAGCTCACACAGGCGGCGGATGGAGACGCGCCGCTCTGCTCCGGCCTCGAATGTCTCTATCAGAATATTATCCTCGAGGCTCTCACGCAGAAGGGCGATCTATTCTATGATGCTGACTTCGGGTGGAGTTTGTACGACTTCATCCAAAGCGAGGACGATGAACTCACGAGGCTTGAGATTGTGCAGCGCGCAAGGCTCGGCCTACAGAAAAGGGAGGTCATCCTCCCAGAAAGTATTCAAGTAACCGTCGACCATGAAGACGATACCTTCCGGCTATACTGCTCGTTCCAATTTTCGGAGGAGTCGGAACGCCGGGAACTGAACGTCATCATCGACGCGGTAAGTGTGGAGGTGGTAACAAGTGATTGATAAAGAAATACTCGACGAGGTGCTTCCAGTCCCCGAGCTTGAAGAGCTAAAGGAAGCGACTATCGCAGAGCTGAAGGAGGAAGGTTTCGTTGTCTCGAACTTCCACTCGGGCGGCGTGTTCTACACGATCATGATGATTGTGCTCCGCATCAAGATCGAGTTTACCGAGCTCCTTCGCACAGTTCTAAACAATATGTTTGTTAGTCATGCGCGGGGCGCGTGGCTTGACATCAAGGCGGCGGACTACGCAAAGAAGCGAAAGAAAGCCCAAAAGACACAGGGGCTTGTGACACTGTCCAGAACGGACGATCAAGCCGATGCGGTTAAAATAGCGAAGGGGCACGTCTTCAAAACAGAGAAGGACATCAACGGAGAGGAGCTTCGTTTCTTCACCATTGAAGCCTCGGTTCTACAAAAAGGCTCAAGAACGGTCGACGTTCTGGTGGAGGCTGAGGCAGAAGGCTCCCGGTACAATGTTCCTCAAGAACAGATTACAAAGAGCCTCACATATCTCAGCGGCGTTTCAACCATTAGCAACGGCGAGAACTGGATTGTCCGAGAAGGCAGCGATACCGAGGAAGACGATAGCTTCCGCACGAGAGGGCTTCGCTCATGGGCGGAGCGAGCGACAAGAGCGATCGAGGACACGTTCGTCAATGCGGCTGAGTCCGTTCCCGGAGTCTTGTTTGCTCAAGCAGATTGCAACCACCCGCGAGGGCAAGGTACAATCGACGTCATTGTAACAGGCACGGCGGGAGAAGCGACCGAGGGCTTGCTGTCTGAGGTTCGTAGTGCCGTTGATCTGATTACCGGGCCATACGACGATGTGCTCGTTAAAAGCTCTGTGACCGTTCCTCAAGATGTGACGGTATCCGTAACAGTAAGCGACACGGCGACGGACAACGAAGTTAAGAACAAGGTCTCCTCGCTGCTCTCTGAGCTCCTCGCAGTCCGCAAGGGCCGAAAGCTCTACGAGCTGAGGCTATCGGACATCAACCATGCAATCCGCAGCGGCTACGCATCGGCGACAAACGTCGAGATTACAAGCCCCGCGCAGGATGTCAAGCTTGCAAAGGATAAGGTCGTCACCCTGGGAGCCGTGTCTGTAACGGTACGAAGGGAGTGAGGCGATGAAGCAGTTTAACACATTTGGGGAGTACATGTTTGATCTTCTGTTCGGCCCTCTGAAAAAAGGAAAGCGGTCGGCAAACCAGTTCTTCGTCTTCTTCAAAGTGATAGGCCGCATCTTCGATGGGATGAAAGAAGACGTCTTCCGGGTACGGGACGAGGCTAACGTCGCCACGGCGAACCCTGTCATGCTCCCGGTACACGGGCAAGACAGAGAGATGCCAAGACTTGCGGGAGAAAGCGTTGAAGCCTACAGGACACGCCTATCAATGAAGGGCATCATCGCCGAAGAAGCAGGAACAAAGCAAGGCATCCTCCGGGCTCTCGCTGCTCTGGGCTATGAGCGAAGCTATATCGAACTCTTTTCGTTACAGGATGCCGATAGATGGGCGGAGTTCATTGTGTTTCTCAGAGGGGATAAACAGTCCGGCGTCAACAATCTCGATGTCATCGACGCCGAGGTTCGCCGGGTTAAGGAAGGAAGCAGCAAGCCCTCCTACGGGATGGATACAGGGGCAACGATAGAAGTTTTGTCCACCTTCCGATCTGGTGTTTCGAGGTATCCTCGTTGTGGTGAGATCGTTTGCGGCGTATTTCCAAGAGTGACAAACGAAGGTCATCTACTTACGGCTCTTGTGGCTGCATGTGGGACGAGTGACGGCGGAGATGTAGAGTTCCCGAGAGTCGGAACGATCGCCGCTTCTGAGTCATTCTATCAGCCGTGTGACTTCGTTATGTATGAGGGCCTCTCCTCAAACATTGATGTTCACTCTCACGAGAACGACGGAGACAATAATTATCCGAAGTGCTCTCAAAGTACCTACTTGAAAGGAGGCAATCAGTAAATGAAAACACTAACAGAAGTCGGAATTGAGAAGATCGGGCGGAGGTTTGTAAACTCGGTAGATCATGCAGCATACACGCTCAACGGACAACCAAAAACCGTGAGTCCGTTCCGCAAGATCGTCGAGGGAACAAGCGCGAAGGTATACGTCTACTTCGACGATACAGTCTCCGGCACGGTTGAGAACGTGCAGCTCATTGACACAGACGGCGATGTCATCGCCGAGGCCGCGGGGCGCAGCTTCTCGAAGACGACAAGCAAGGGGCTTTATGTAGCCTTCAAATACAACATCCGAGAAATGGAGGTAGTAGATGCAAGCAATGAAAGCTTATGAGAAAGTAGGATGGCTTGACCACGTCGAAGACGTTGCGACGGGAGAAGTCATCCAAGAAGGGACGCCGTTAAGTCAAACAAACCTCGGACACATGGACGAGGGCATTAAGTTAGTCACCGACGAGACTAACATCCAGGCCGGGCTCATTGCGGACGCTCAGAAGGAAATCAAGGTTCTTAAGGATGCCACGCTCAACAACATGACAAACAATGTCTTCTTAAAGAACTTTGACACGGTCGACAGCGTCGCGATCACATCCGGCATTTACGACCCGATCGCCCGAAAAATCTATGTGTAAGGTTGCTTGCACTAAGAAGCGAGCGAGCTGCATCGTCGGGAATATACTCAATGAGCTTGTTCCTATATGCGAGCACTGTAACGGCCTACAGGAAGACGAGCTCCTCCTCGTCACGGTCGACGGCCTGGAAGTGTTAGAGGCTGACGTCGGTATCGTTAGAGGGCACAACACAATCACGGGGAAACCTACCGAGATACGGTTCACGGACTACGGATTCGAGCTACACGGAGACCACACCGGGCTTGAGCGCATAAAAGAAGCGAGGTGTCTCTACGTTGGCAGATAACAAAACGACTCTTCAAAAGAAGGCTGAGGTCTTCCTTGAAAAGATTTACCCCTTGCTTAAGAACTTCCCCGCCGCTGAGAAGTTTTGCTTGTGCCAAGAGATAAAGCAAGCTATATATAGGCTCATTCGTGACACGGTCATGTTTACCAACATCCGAACCGCAAAGAGGATGGAATACCTCCAAGAAGCAGACGGCGAGAAGACGCTGCTCCTCACCCTGTTCGGCGTTGCAAGAAACCAGAAGTATATCACGAAAGGAAAAGCTCTTGAGCTACAGACAGACCTCGCGGAAATCGGGAGAATAATAGGCGGGCTACAGCAAGCCTATTACAACAAAACGAGCGAGCACAATCCGCAAAGCTCGCCCTATAGCAAAAAGTAACACCTACTGAGGGTTATCTCTGTTTGGCGTCGAACCGGGCGAACCGTGGGTACAACTCGGCCCGCAACTGGAATTACAACTCGTCTTCCAACCGGAACGCGAACCTCGGCTTCCGCCCCGCCTTGTAGGTTATACGATCGCCGTGCTACGGCTCCGGCGACGTGTCCTTGTTATACTTCAAGGGAGAGGTAATCCTTCGCCATGCAACACGGCGTAAAAACAGTAGCAGACCGCAAAAGAACAAGGAACGCGGCGAGCTTACAAAGTGGGTAGAAACCCGCGTCAATGCTGCCAAGCCGTTTCAATTATGGAAAGGATGCCACGATGACGAAATTCCCCTTAAAGCAATTACCGCCGATTATGCCGCCCTCCACCTTTGAGGAGGCGGTCGGATATGATCGGATAGAAACACATTACAAAGAGGCTCTTCGCGGCCCTCGCAAATACAAGAAAGAGGCCGTCGACTACGATCTCTACAGAGAACTTAATAACGTCAATCTATGGCGTGACCTCAAGAGCGGACGATACGCTCCGGGCTCCTATTATCACACGATAATAACAGAACCCAAGAGGCGGGCTCTCTCAATACCGAGGCTTCGAGATAAGATCGTGCAGCTCGTCATCCATGAGGAGCTACAGAACATCTACCGCCCGGTATTCGTCGATCGTTCATTCGCTTGCCAATATGGAAAAGGCCCTATTCGAGCGGCGTTCAATGTGCAACGTGATATGAGGGTCGCCCGTGCAAAATGGGGCGACGAGGCTATGGTCATCAAGCTCGATGTCCGCAAGTTCTTTTACTCCATCGACCGAGACATCCTCAAAAGCGTTCTTGCAAAACGCTTCAAGAAGCTTAAGAAGAAGCACCCGGAAAAGTACCAGGACTTCCTAAAACTTTATCGGCTGCTTTGCAAAGTAATAGACTCAAGCCCAGAAGGAGAAAGAGGTATCCCTCTCGGGAACGTAAGCTCCCAGGACTTCGCCAATATCTACCTCAACGAGCTTGACCAGTATTGCATCCGATACCTGGGAACGACACTCTACACGCGCTACATGGACGACGTGATCGTCATTGCACCAAACAAGGCGACGGCTCGAGAATGGCTCACAAAAATCAAGGCTTTTCTTGACGAGAAGCTGCACCTTGAGACTAACTCAAAAACCAAGATTTTCTATTTAAGGCAAGGCGTGAACGCCTATGGCTTCAAGATTAAGACGACGCATCTCCTCATACGCACCGAGTCAAAACGGGCGGAGAAGCGGCGCATCAAGAAGATGGTCGAGAAAATGAAGGCCGGACTTCTCACAATGAAGGCGGTCGTCAACGCGGTCAATTCGTGGCTCGGCTTCGCTCGATGGGCGTCGGCTTATAACCTAAGCAAGAAGATATTCGCGCCTTACCCATTCATCAAAGTGGAAGGAGAGATGCAATTTGGCTACCTATCTCGGAACCGTCAAGTTAGGCGGTTTCTACAACAACGGGGCAATCATGCCCCTGCCTACTAAGCCGTGGAGAAATGACGACGCGGCGGGAGGGAACGCCGGGTACGGAGATATTCCGAACATGTCCGGCTCTATGGCAAACTACACCATAGGGAACACGCCGTCCGCTGAGGCAAATAAACTCCAATGGCATAAAATCCAGGACGGAGACAAAACGCTGCTTATTTGCGACCGTGTCCTTCTGGTGTCTGTCTCATGGGACGATCTGAACGCCCAGGGACTCGTCTCTGGTAAGGAGATCACCATTGACGGGGCTCGCTACAAATGCCGTCTTTTGACAGGCGGTAGCAACTATAGAGGAAGCGACGGATACTCGGGAGGAACTCCGACTAATAACGAGTGGGACAGGTTCGTTACTCGTGAGGAGGTCATCACAGGGCTCCCGGCCCCTCTGAGCTCAGACCTCGACTCGACGATGAACAGCACAGACCATACGAGCACACATAATCTATTTTGGCATTGGGTTGGCGTCTATTCCTGGTGTCAAGAGGTCTACTCAAGCAATGCGTCGTTCCGGGCGCTCCGTGGGTACCTCTCGGCCCGCCGCTGGGGTTACAACTCGTCTTCCAACCGGTACGCGCTCCTCGGCTTCCGCCCCGTCCTTGAAGTCCTGAACACTGCTCCCCTGATCTCTGACACAGATCGCAACCTGGGAGATAAGAACAACGACTTCACAATCCAGTACAGCGTGAATGATACAGACTCCGGCGACGTTCTGACGGCGGTTGAGTCCATCGACGGAGTAACAAAAAAGACCTTCTCGCCGACCAGAAACACGCAGTACACGATCAGCGTCCCGGTAACGACTCTTTCGCTCGGGCCGCATACGGTCAAGGTTACAGTGAGCGACGGTCAAGGCGGCAGCGCGACGAGGACGTGGACATTTACAAGAACCAACTCCGCGCCGACTATCTCCGGCACAGATACGAACCTGGGAGACAAGAACCTCGGCTTCACTCACGCCTATACCGTTGATGACGCAGACGGCGACACGCTGACGGTCACGGAAAAGCTTAACGACGAGGTGTTGAGAACCATCAACAACGCGCCGATCGGCGAGCAGCTCTCCCTCTCGATCACAGCTCAGAAGCTCTACACGCTGACCCTCAACTCGGTTAATACCCTCACGATCACCGTCACCGACGGCAAGGGCGGGACAGCTTACAGAAGGCTTACCTTCAAGCGTACAAACTCCGCGCCTATGATCTCTGGGCAGGACACGGATGTCGGGTTGCAGACGGGAGCCTTTGCCGAGAACTACACCGTTTCGGACGTCGAAGGAGATAACGTCGTCGTTAACGAGTATCTGGATAACATCAAGCTACGCTCCTATCAAGCGACGCTCGGTCAGCAAGCAACGATTGAGGTGAGCCGTGAAAACTGGCTTAAGCTCGCCAACGGAAGCCACCAACTCAGAGTAGAGGCAGTAGATGGAAACTTTGCAACCTCTGTCAGAGTGTGGAACTTCTCCAAGAAGGAAACGGTCATCTCGTTCCAGTTAGCCGCAGCCGAAGAGACCGACGCAATGGCGGCAAAAGTCCTCGTGACTCCTACATGGAAGATCGAAGGCGCGGTCGCAAAGGTAGAGGCTTGTAATAACGCTTTTGATGCCGTCCCTACATGGGAAGACATCACGGCACAGGTAGCAATCAACCGAGTCTTCAACTTCACAAACTCCACAAAAACGGCGACAAAGTGGGGCGTAAACATTCGCTTCACAATCACCAAAAATACGGGGTATGAAGGCGAAGTCTCCATCTCTGGGTTTGGAGGTGCTTACGAATGAGTCAAGGCATGAAATACCTCACTCCAAAGAAGCCTCTCTCCGAGATCACTCGGGAGAGAGAGGAGCAGAACGAGGCACAGAACATTGATGTCTATGAGGCGATCGCCGGGTTATATGAGGAGATCGCAGCACTGACAGAAGCGAACGCAGCCCTCACAGAGCGCGTTACACAACTTGAAGGAGGACAAAATAAATGAAAGTAAAACAGTACATGGTAACGGTCTACGCGGTTCTTGTTAAAAATGGAAAGCGTCAGATTGAGGAACTCCCCGAAGCCTATATCGTCCCGGTCGCTGAGTATCTGGCGACCCAGGAGGAAGGCACTGGAACCGTCACCGAATAA